GTCTGTGAAGTTCCTGTCCAGGTTGCCGCTCCCAAAGTTGCAGTTCCTGCAGTTTGAGTATAAGTTACCGAAGTCAAAGCAGGCGAAGTCAAAAGGTTAGTCAAAGCAATCGGAGCTGTTCCTCCTGTAAGGTCTGCATAAACATGAGGTCCTCCTCCACTATTTAACGCAGCCATTGTTGCTGCTGTGCAATTCACGAAAGCTAACTTTAATGTATCTGTGGCATTTAAACTATGAACCTTAAGTCCTAAATCAAGTGTGAAATAATATGTTTTTGATAATGTTACTGGCATTTTAATTTAGTAATTATGTCCTTGAGTTTTGCGAACCGACTTTGCGACCTGACTATAAGTCGGCTTTCTTTTTGCCTTTTTTACGGGCAATTTAGTTTCTTTTGTTTTGGCGAAATCTCCCGACTGCTTTTGAGTCATTGATTTTGCCGCCTTGGAAATATTTGCAGAAGGAGCTTTCATTTTTCCTTGCTGAACAGCATGAACCATTCCCATAAATTTACGCTGTTTTTTGCTTTTTGCTGGCATAGATTTTTTGATTAATAATAATCACTATTGTTGCCTCCACAAAAAAAGGCAACTGACTGATTAATATCCCATTGTTTTGCGGACTGAACTCTGAACCTTATTGAAAGAAGGCATCTTCTTTTTCTTTGAACCTTTTTGACCCTTCTTGACCTTGTTCCCTATCGGAGCAGGCATGATAGGCCTTATTCTTGTCTGCTGATTTTGTTGTCCGTTCATAATTAATTTAAAATTATTAATATTTTTATTAGTAGCCATACATACTCTTCCTCAAACTTAACAAATATTCCTTAAAAGCATCCGAGCAATATTCCCATTCCTTCTGGGGCAGAAGCCCGTAATCTCTTGTCCAGCCCGTTTTTCGGGCATTCTCTTTCGGGTCGGCCAAGAATAAAGCTTCTTTCTGAAAATCTGATTTCATTCTCACTGAAATTGACGGGTCTTTCAGCTTTTTTATAGTTTCCCAATATTCAGATTGAATTCTCAAAAGGTCTTTGGCCTGTTCTTCTGAAACTTCAACATTTCCGATATACTTTTTTCCGTTAACTCTTATTCCTCCCAACCCCACCATTTCAGGGTCTATGAATATAGTTACTTTTTTTTGAGGTTTGACTTCCGGTGTCGGGTCAACCTCTTTTATTGTTGCCTGTTCTATTTTTGATTTCATTGATTTGCCGCTTATTTTAATAACCGGTTTGTTAATGATTATTTATTTTTTGCTTCTTGAATTATTTTCGCTTCCCGTTCCTTTATCTCTTTTAAATATCTGTCAAATTTTTCAGCTCCCATCATTGTCCTTTCAGCATCTTCTTTGGCTTTCATTTCATCTTGAAGAGCTTTATCAAGTTTTTCCACTTCTTCCAGCCTTTTTTGGGAAGTTTCCGCCAATAAAGATTTTTCGGAAATTTCCCTTGCCATTACTGATATAAAACCTTTTCTTACAAGAGAAGTCATCTGGTCAATCTGCTCATCAATCTCTTCTTCGGTAAGGCGAGGTTTGTCAGTTTTAATAACTTCCGTAAAACTAATGTTTTCTGAACCGAACTGCCTTAATATAGAAATTTTAAATTCGTACTCTTTTTTTGATTTTTCCATTTTGTTTCCGCCTATTTGAATAGCCGGATATTAATTTTAATCCCCGAAGGGGGGAGAATTTTTAAAGAATTCTCCCAAAAACTTCGTTAATCACAAGTTAACTATTTTCCTGCTACTGTGGCCAAGTTGTAGGTGGCTGACGTTTCAAGCCTCACAAGCCTGTTGTTATCAAGAATTGCAGCTACTCCTTCCCATTTCCATCCGACTGTGCTTCTCTGCTCCAACGGGTCTGAAGTATCCTGAACTCCTCCCGTGTGGATGTATGTCTTTAATCCGCCGGCGAATTCAGATACCGCATAAGCTCCTTTTCCGTAAATCAGAGTTCCATAAACATTTTGAGTAGAAGTGTTTGCCAAAGCGTAAACAGGCGACATTGTGGTAGAGATTACTCTCACGCCCTGCCAATATCCTAATTCTCCTGTAAACAAATCTCCACGATACTCGTTAGACGGTGTCGGTGAAGAATAATTGACCGCTGAAATCCAGTTGGCGTCCAATCTCAAGTCTGCAACTACATCCGGGTGCATTACGCAAGCGTAAGCATTGCCTATCATAGGCATAGTTCCGAATTTCTCAACATTATTCCTCTCCAAAAACCTTACGGCTTTGGTAAGATATGTTGAAGTCATCACCATAGTTGAGGTGATAGTTGCCCTGGTCGTAACTGAACCGTCTCCATATACGACATTTGTTCCCGCTCCCACTACGTTCATTATGACGGTATCAATAGTTTCAGATGACTGGATTGCCAGTACGTCTGAAGCGTCTTTAATCATTGACCTGTCATAAAGGAATTCAGTAATATCCGAAATAACCGTAAAATCTCCATACTGGCTGAGCGAGGCCGAAACCGAATTCATTGTGAGGTTGCTTCCCGCAGGAGTAATTCCCTCATTAAGAGGCGTTATGGCTAATGCCAACCGATTGAAACCCCTGAAGATTACTGTCTTGGAGTTTGCGCCTTTTGAAACTGGATGAACTTTTCCTGTTTTATACCAGATAAGTTTTTGTTTCAAAATATCAATCAGTTCCTTCATTACAACCTTCTGGCCGACATCACTGTTTGTTACTGCCTATAAGTGTATAGGCGGAAGTTCCGCTTCGGAAACTTCTCTCTATGTTTCCATAGAGTTCAGACTGTTACATCTTCCTTTTGGGATACTTTACGATTTCAAAGTGCTTGTAAAGTAGTTTTAAGGAAGTCTTCTCGTTCAGTCGTTGAACCTGCCTTTCGGCTTGGTCGGCGTTATCCGTTAGTGCTAAACCTTACGATTTTTGCCTCTTGGGAACTTCGCCGTATATTAGAGAAGATTTTATGGCGACTGATGTTATTTAATCGCCGGAAATATAACTGTCATGTTTTTTGTTTAGATTAATATTAAGAATTTACCTGGGTGTAGATGTTATCTACATAGGTTACTGTCAGCAATGACGTAGGAGTCAAAGCTGTTGTTCCAGGAGTGAAATTCGACCCTGTTTCATTCTGGACTATTACCCAGCCTATTACGGCTGAATTAGACACATCTGGCATCGCAGCATTATCTAAACTCGGCAAGTCTGTTGTGTCCGCATAATCAGCGCTCGCCAACCAGCTGTAAACTGGCGTATCCGTAAACTTACCTGATGTATTTGTTGCTGTTGCCGGCAAAGTTGCTATAAGACTATATATCCTGTAATAACCTGTCTTTAACACTCCCGCTGTTGATGCTGTTCCACTTGGATATGGCGCTTGCAAAGTTGCCGTATCCAAAGTAGTAACCGCAAGATTAGCCATGCTGAATGTCCCGATTGTAGGAGATAATCTTCCGTTGCATTTGAACTGAAAGGTATTTGCCACCAATACCGCTGAGGTAGTAGTAGAAATTTTCAATCCGGGCGCAGAAATACATCCATTATTCGTATGAAATCTTGGCATGATAATTGAATTTAATTTTATTGGCCTCGCATAGTTTCCAGTTTTTGATATAACTGTTCTTTATCAAGGTCGTCTAAGTTGACTTCCCCTTGCCTGTTAGGGCTTGAAGGAGTCTTCTCTAAAGGTTTTACTTTTGACATCTGCAAGTCCGTAATCACTTCGCCAACCAATGCTTTTAAGGACTGATTGGGGTTGCGAAGAAAGGTTTTTTTCAAATCATTTTTATAATCCGATAAACCTTCAATCTTCTCGTATTTGCTGAACTCCGTTTCAAACTTGGCTTCAGCATTGGCTTTTTCAATCGGGGCCAAAGTCTGAGAAAACTCCGACTTAATTGCTCCGAAATACTTTTCCAATAAAATACGGGAAGGTTCGTCTTGCACCGCTGAAAGAAAATCTTTAACGCTTTTAAATTCTTGGGAGGGTTTGGCTTCGGGTTTCTCGGGGAGTTCCGGGGCTTCTTCCTTTTTTTCCGCAGATTTCTCCGCAAGTTCCTTGACCTTATCTGCCAATTCTCTAATGCGTTTTTGAGCTCTCGGAGTAAGTTTGGATATTTCTTCCTCGCTTAATTCAGCGCTCTCTGGTTTTTCGTCAGTTTTCTCTGGCTGAGGGTTTTCAGGGGACGCACCTGATGGTTTTTCCTCTTCCTTTGGCTCATCTTCCCCTTTGAGAACTTTTGCAAGCTCGTCATAGAGGTCGTTTTTGCCTACGTCTTTTTTTTCTTCCATTATTTTTCTCGCTTATTTTCATAACCGAGATAGTTAATAATTTATTCGGCAGGTTTTTCTTCAGGAACTGCAGTTTCCTGTTGTGGTTCTGCATCTACACTTCCTTCTGGTTGTGAAGATGGTTGTTCTGTTTTTGGTTCTTCTTGCATTTTATTTTAGTTTAATTTTATTGAGGCAACGACCTTTCTATTTCCTCGTTCAAGATTTTATTTAATTCTTTTGTGTCTGCTATTTTAAGCAAGGCAATAAGAACTTGTACCTTTTGATTATCTTTCACCGCTTCTAAAATGGCTTCGTTAAGTTCTTCTCTGATTTTTTTATCAATCAACTTCCAGCCATCGCTATCCTTCATCTGTTTGATTGTAGCTATCTCATTTTTTGCAAATGAAAAACTTTTTACAACATCTATAAGCTCTTTTGAGTAGTCGTTTGGATTAGCCAAATAATCATCTAAATTTTTTGCCATAATTTTATGCTTTTAATGCCGGCGCTATATTAGCTTTTACCATTTGATTGGTTTGCGAATTTAAAGGCGTTTCTGGCGTGGGAGGTGGCTGATTGCCACTTGGAGGCTGTGGTTGCGTTGCAGGGGCATTTGGAGCGATAACTGGGGGTGTTTGAGGGGCTTGCTGTTCTTGGCTGAACCACTCTTCGGCCTCAGTAGCCGGTATATCAAACCGCTTGGTTACGCTTCTTCTTAAAGCAAGCTGTCCGGGAACTTTCGGGTCGTCTTTAAACAGCTCATAAAGCGTTGCCACTGATTTTTGCTTGATAGCTTTGTTGTCTGCGGCATTTTCAGAAGGGGTAGCTTTGGCGATAAACTTAATCTTCTTTCCGTTATAAATAAAATTCTTTTTGGTTACATCTTCAATATCCAGATTCTTATACCCAAATATCTTGATGCTTCTGGGCTTGGTAAGATTTGAAGCCGTTATTTCCGCCATCATCTGGTATAACTCCTGACAGGCAAGAGTGGCATTCTTTTTCATCATATTGACTTTTGTTTCCACTTCCGCCTGAAGTCTTGCCTGCTGAGTTACTGATAACTTCTTTCCCGGCTGGCTTGTAAGATTAGGGGATAGTCCGGCTCCGGCATCCGCAAATCCTTTTACCAGATTGATAACTTGCGAAGCGGTTGTTATTTCAGGGACTTCAAAGGGCATTACATCATCTTTTAAAGCCCTTTGAGGGTCAACTTGAACTGGAGTAACGCCCAAAGGCCTTGGCACTATTGAGCTTTGTTTTAATCCCGAACTTGACCTGACAAACCACATACCGAAGTTCCTGTAAGTGTTATTGTCTATCTGCTGGTTTATGTTGCAATCAATCAAAAGGTTCGGGTCCCTGTAAATATCAGCCACAGACGGACACCAGAAAGTAATCCCTCTCTGATAATATCCCCATGAAACAAACGGAGGACGTTTTAATCCTAATTCAGAAGCTTTTTTGCACCTCAAAAGATAAACATCATTAGCGACTGTCAGGCAGTAAAGCTCTGATTTGGTTTTTTTCTTGTCGCTTAAATAAGTCCACCATTCAGTAATCTCGGCCACCTTTGAACCGTAGTTGGTAACATTGGCCAGTCCCATATTCGCCATTCTGATATTTTTTAAAGATGCTTCCGAAGTGCTGTCTGATTGGACTTCATTGGGAACCTTGTTTTCTTTCAGTTTTGCTATTTCTTCCTCGTCATATTCCATTTTTTCTTTTTCCTCTTCAATCTGCTCTATGGTCTTGTAAATAAACTGTCTGCCTTGATATAACGCTTCCCGGCAAGTTTTGGCTATCGGGCTTATAAGAAAAGAAAGGGTATCAAGCAAAATAACCCGGTTTTTATCATTGCCCGGAATAACCTCGTAGATTGTCCGGCCGTAAATTCCGCCTTCAATTTTTGACTGCTCATAAACCAAATCCCATTCGCTCTGCTTTAAATCCTCCATTACGATGTGCTTCATAATCTCATTGGAGTTTTTGTCCTCTTCGGGAATGGTATCGTAATTAAATTCAGGCGCATCTCCCAGTTTTGAACTGGCATTATGCACTCCCTCAAAAACAACCGGAATATGAAGATTTGACCTTGTTATCAGGGTTTTTTTAGTTACCCCGTTGTATGCCTCTTCATTCAAAATCCAGCTGTTAATCTTTACCTGGCGCAACTTAATAGCATAATCTTTTTCTGTGAGATATTGCTTTATGATTTTTAACTTATCGGGGATTATATTGGCGTAATCGGGTATTTGTTTTTTTTCTTTTGACATAAAAAAACAGGAAACACTTTCGTGTCCCCCCGCTGTTTTTGCGTTAGAGATTATTTATCTTTTTTAATTATAAGCGATTTAAAACCCTTGTCAAGTTTTATCGCCTGTCAATCTGCGTTTTATCAATTCTTTCTATAACTTTTAAATCATCAAAATGCAAAGTCGCTGATGCCGATTGCAATTCCATAAGATTTTTTTCTTTTATCCATTCCAGATTATTTTTATGTTTTAAACACCAATTAAAAAAGTCGGAATCATAATCATTAAATCCCATTACAGTAAAATCAATTTTTACTTTATCTCCATCCATATTGTTGCGTTGAATCATTTATTAAATATTTTCTGCAACCTCCTCCCCAATAATCGCCTCCAAATGCCTTGCAAGACCCTGATAAATGCTGGGCTAAAAGCATCATCAGATAAAACGCCACGAATACCACAACTCCCCATAAGAAGATTTTAATCTCTTCCTTCATATTTTCCTTCCCAGCCACACTTGTCGCACTTTTTAAAGCCTTTCTGGTAATAATGCTTTTGGCAGGGGCTTTTGGGCAACTTGAATGCCAAGAATAATACTATTACTGCGGCGATTATACAAATGGCTAAAATTAAGATGTTCATACAATTTTATTTTTAATATTAAGTTTCTGGCAGATTTCTTTTAAGGTATTAGTTACTTCCACATTCCAAGGAGCCATATGGGGTTCGGTCTGGTTGTATCTGCTCCACTTTTCCCACAGCCCGATTTTCTTTTCAATATCGCCTATAAAATAAATTGCTATTTGCTTTATAAGGAAAAATACCACGCATCCTATCACCAAAGGCACAGACGGAATTGAAGGGTATAATATTTTAATCATTCCTGCGTAAAGAAGTATTTTCTGCGGATTGAAATATGTTTGTAAAAGAGTAATCCACCAGTCGCCTCTTGTCTGTTTGGTCGTGATGTCTATAATCCTATGGAAAACTTGTGTTTTATCCATAATTGAATTGATAATTATAAGGCACAATTTTAGTCCAATAGATATCCTCTTTGCTCAACTTTATTTCTTCCATATCCAAGTTCAAAATAAAATCCTTTATAGCGTTCAAGAGTTTCCTGTTAAACCATAAATAAATCCACAACAGTTTTGAAATCTTTTTAAATCTTCCCATTCCGCCATCGCTCTCTCTCTGAAATAATATATCCGCAACTCTCTTAAATTCTTTTAAAGGATTTTTTTCAAGGTTTTCTCTTATGAATTCGGGCAATATATCCTGCGCTCTATACCTATAAGCCGTATCAAATTCCAACGAACAGCATATCACATTTCTTATTTCCCCTAAAAACCTGTCTGAACCTCCGGGAATTTTTCTGTAAATCTCCCTTACCGGCTGGCTGTAATACTTCACATCGGGATATTTTACATCCAGCAAATTCTGCTCGGCTAAATCCAAAAAATGCTTCCAGTTCTTTTTAAGATATAGAATATCCAATGGAGATTTTATGGTCTTGAACAAAACCATAAACATCCTTTTTACTCTCAATGTTTCAACCACTCTTTCGTTTTGGAAACATCCTCTCGCAGGATATTCCCCGCCATCAAACCAAGTTTCGCATCCCTCATCATGCTCTATAAAATCAACTATTCCTACGGTTTTTTCTTCGGGAAACCAATGGTTTGAAACTATCTCGCCAGTATCCGGCTTTATAATCCTTCCGTATCTTTCCATTCTGACACCCATTCTGAACTGGGGGTCGTGCATTAATAAATCAAGTGGATTCATAATTTTTACTGAGATTCTCTTATGGGGAATGTCGACCTAAGATATGCAAGGTTCTTAATTAAAGTCGCTATAAGGTCGTTTTAACGATTAGTTAAAATTTTTTTGCGATTTTTACTTGCATAAATAATTTCCCCCATAAAAGAACCTCTATATCCTTGCGTCTGTCGCCAAGTCAGCGCACCCTCAATCAATCATCTATCGCCGTAAATAATTGATGTGTAGCGACAGAAGCAAAGATATAATCAACGAAAATAGCCGGTTCTTCTGTCCAACTGCATATTTTCTCTTACCTCCTGCTCTCTATTAGGCGGATGATAAGGGACAGGTGTCATATTAAGCATCTGGCAAGCTAATGCAATAGCAATACAAATATCATCATGTTTCCCCTGCGGAGCTGAATAAATTATATTGTTCCTGCCCGATACTTCATATTCAAAACTATTCAGCTCGTCTTTTATCTCTTCAATATCGGGATAACTTATGTATTCATTTTCCAAATACATAGCCATTTTTTCAATCAAGTTTCTTTTAATAAAATTGCTTGAAATCTTAAAAGGATAAATGCTTGCTCCGGTTAAGCTTAATTGCTCCGTAAAGCTATCTCCCGCCCCTGTTGCGTCAACTACGGCCTGTGCGTTGTTATACTTTTGAAGCGTTGAGATAATATTCATTTTCTGCTGTTCCCAGCTTTCATTCTGCAAGGTTTTAAAATAAACAAGCTGATTGGTATGTGTATTAAACCCAACTATTGCCGTTCTATCAAAAGTTCTGGCCAAATCTATTCCGAAAATGTAAGTATGTCCGGCAATCGGCTCTTCCAATCTTCCTTTACAACATTTTGAATGTCCTTTGAATACCGTTGAAGCGCCGTCTTTAATCTGGCACTCATATTCCTGTAAAATAAAATCCAAATTGACTGCGTTTCGTTTAATTTCCACATATTCTTCTTCCGTGTAAATTCCCGTATCATAAACTGTTTTCAAACTGCTCCACCATTCTTTCTGGGTTGGGTCTTGGCCCAATTGCCGTATATGCTCAAAATCATTCATTCCCCTGGGAGTTCCGGCATAATCAATCCATCCGCCGGAGCTTCTGATTGACGGCTCTAATATCGCTTCTCTTAACTCAGAGCCCCAGCGCTTTGCTATCTCGCCATACTCATCAACAGCTATTCCTATCGGCTTAGCCCCCCTTAATCCGTCTTTGTGGTCAGCTCCTTTTAACTGCCAGACGCTTCCGTTTTGAAAAGTGATTGAATGCTCTGAATGGTTTATTTTAATAAGATGCCTTGCCTCTTCCGGTATCCATCGGAATATATTTGTGTTCGGGTCTGTCCATACTGTTGAAACTCCCTGATTCAAATAAGGAGAGATAAACCAGTAAAGACCTTTTGTTAAAAAACATTCCTCTAACTGATAATTTAATAAATCTGTTGTTTTTCTGCTTCCACGATGCCACATAATCACCCTAAATCTTTCTTTCGCCGTCCTGTATTGTTCCTGGTAAGGTTTCAACTCATTCCTGTATTCCAGTATCGGTATTGTTTTTGAGTCTTTTTCCATAATCTCTTGAAGCGATTACTATAATCGGTTTTCCGTCTTTCCCGGATACTTCTAAATTATTATTGTCTTTCCAGCCAAATCTATTTTTCATATTCATATACCACAAAACACAATTAAATTCCTTATTGTTTAAATTAGTTCTGCCGTGTTTTTCCCACCACGCCTTGCACAAATCATCTCCCCTTTTTATGGTTAATGAAAACTCTTTGATTTCCTCTATGAACCTTTCCCATAAATCTTGTGAAATGTCAAGCTCGGCTCTTACTTCAACATCAGAAGCTCCTTGCTTCTTTAATTTAATTACTTTATCTTTCCAGTTTTTAGGCAAATCGCTTATTGTTTTTTTAGGCCGCGCCATATTAAAATTTTCTTTTTATTCTCCACCATAGATTATCCCATCTTACGATAAAACAAAACTTGGAATTCCCAATGAATGCGAACTGCCAGACACTACAACCTGTCCGTTAACAACATTAAAATATCCGGCTGACTTGACATTCATTTTTGTTCCCATTCTTGAATGGCTAACATTTTCAGGGAAGGTCTTGACCTTTCCTTTATTTGTTATAATGTATTTCATAAAATCAAGCCGGTTAGCATTTCTTTTTGGTCGTCTGTCAGCTCCGGCATATAAGATGAAATGTAAGGAATTATCTCAATTTCCCTTTTATCAAATTCTTTGGACAGTTGCCTCTCCAGTTCAATGCACCTTTTTAAACCTTCTTTGGAAAACTTAAATCCTCTCGGATTTGATGGGTCTTGTAAAATCTGTTTTGTCTGGGGGTCTTCCAAAGAATTTTCAATTCTTATATCTTGAATTTTCTCAGTAAGTTCTTCTACAACTGGAATATAGTTCTTTTTTGAAAACCTTTTGTAAACATACCCGAACTTGCTTTCTCTCAAGGTTTTATCTTTTTCGTACAAGCTGCCGATTAATTGGTCTACTTCTTGGAGTTCTTGAAAAGTTTTTTTCATAAATTTTCTAATAATTTTTTACTAATAATATACGCTAACTTCCTATCCTTTTTCACAAACATTTCTGATAAGGCCCGCAACCTTTCAAATCCTTCCTGTCCGAGCTGTTTTATCTTAAATGATTTGTATTCTTCCCGGCCTTCTCCTCCCCAATAATTATGGCATGGAAAACATAAAGTATCAACATTAATTTGTGAAAATCTGGTGCTTTCTTTTCCGCGCGAGAAATAATGCGATGCCTGATGGCTTACAGGAAGTCCTTTCTCGTTAAACTCCACCGGACTCCTGCAACGGATGCATTTTTTATCTCTCTTGCGGATATATTGGCTAAATACTCTATCCGCTGGGTCAATTTTAATCTTCATATCTTTTGTAATAAATCTTCTAAAACTTGGTTATATCCTTGAGGACATTTTACAGGATTAGATAAGAGCCAACCTCCCACACCATCATATCCACAATTTGAACATTTGTTATTTTCTATCTTCATCTTCTTTAATTTATTTAATATTTAGAGGGGACCAAACCCATATTCCATACCTAACTTTTCCTTTTCGTCTTCTTCAAAATAATCCTCAATATAATTTTCCCAGTCATTTCCTAATACATCTACCGGGTCTTCTCCTGTTAATTTAATGAATTGTTGTTTAGTCATAAATCTTTATCTACTGCTTCATTGACTTTTTTCTTTAAATCTTCTTTGTCTATTGAGTTTTTCATAATTTTAGTAATTTTTCTAATTTATGTACTAATTCTTCTTCTTCTCGGTCAATATCTTCTCTTTGAACACACCTTAAAATTCCTAAAACATAAACTTTCCCAGTAAGGCAATGGATAATTTCGTGTTGTGCCGCCTTTTTAATATCTTCTATTGTTTTGTTTGGAGTTCCATCATAATAAATGTCCGCTTGGCAATTTAATATATTTCTATGAATTGCGGCATTTTCAAATTCTTTTTTCAATTCTGATGTCAATCCATTATGAAATACAAAAGTCCAATTATTAAGTTCATATTTGTCAATATATTCTCGGCAATATTTTTTGAATAATTCAAATTTGTTTTTCATAATTCTTTATATACTTCCTTAAATTTTATATTTAGAGGGGCTACCTTTGAAACACCCAAAAGTATGTATGTATTTTCCGAAGGTGTCGTTGTGTTGTGTTCCCGTTATAAATCTTGTTCGGCTTCACTAAAATTGCTAAATCTTTTGCATAAAATCCTTGTAAGGTCGCCAAATGATAAGCGTGAACGTGGGTCATTGTAGTTTCGCTGTCTGTATAATCTTGGCACTTAAAGATAAGTTTTCCACCCTTTTTTAGCAACCTATGTGCTTCTTTAATTATCCCCTCATAACACAAATAAAGTTCGTCAAAGTCCTTAAATATCGTATGTGTTTTAGAGGAATAATAATCTTTTGTCTTTCCGTGAATACCGAATAAAAATGGCGGGTCTAAAATTATACTTTCCAAACTTCCTGCTTCTAATGGCAAATTAGTTGCGTCTGCTTTCTGGCAATCTGGCACTTGCGGATTAAGGTCAAAAATGTATTTCGGCTTGTTTATTCCATCTTTGTAAAAATTACCCTTAAAATACATCGGGTCGCATTCAATATCTTTTCCGCCTAAATGTATATCAATAAGTGCTTTTAGAAGTTCCTGCTCGTTTTCAAATACACTTTTGTAATGTTTCATAATTCTTTATATACTTCCTTAAATTTTATATTTAGAGGGGGGATTAGTTAGTTGTCCCCCCATTCAACGAGGTAAACGCCCGTCATACACACTG